GAGTACTTATCATCTGTTTTGATGATGCCATTCATCTTATTGAAAAGGAATACATAGAGAAGTATCATGCACAAGTTCCTAATGGCTATAATATACTTCCAGGAGGACAATTGGGTGGAGGATTTCTAGGAAAGACTCATTCGAAAGAATCAATTGAAAAAATCAAGGAATCACACAAGAAATTTCATGAAGCTCATCCTGATCATTTTGAAACCTATCGAGAAAAGCTCAAAGAATCGATGAAAAAAGTAAATACATCTATGTGTGTAAAACAATCTGAAAAGTTTCAAAAAGCAGTAAAAGAAGGAAGAGTAGGAGCACATGGTCCAACCTCAGAGGATAAAAAGCAGAAAATTAGAGAAAGCTTGTTGAACTATTATAAAAATAGTGGCATCATTTCAAATAAACAAATTGAAGCTATTAAAAAAGCACTATCCAAACCTATTGCACAATATACAATAGAGAATGTATTTGTTAAAGAGTATCTAAGTATTGCAGATGCAGGAAGAACCTCTGGAGTAAAACAAAATAATATTAAGCACGCCCTAAAAATAAATGGTAGAAAAGCAGGAGGTTTTCTATGGAAATATATTGAATAGAATCCCACAGGGCGCAATTACTTTTTTGAAATCTACTACGATTTGAAAAAGTATTTTCTATAAAATTGTGATGACTTTGATACCATTATTTTCTCTTGTCCCTTCTCCCATCATAATCACTCTTGGATAGCTGAGCCGCTATTTCAGCAGCTCTTGCATCGTCACTCCTCGTGAGTGAACTAGATACAAATCCTTCCGACCGCGTCATGCACAGCAAGACTAATACAACAAGAAGAGCAGCAATGATATGAAGTATATTTGTACGCATTCTATACTTGTATATTTCAAATAAAACCGGAATAGACATTTTCCGCAGTGTTTCTGAAATAACATGAACAGAGCTTAAAGACTTCTTCAGAAGATAGAATGTGGAGAAATCCACAACGGTGGCGTGCTCCAGTGGTTTACGAGAACGGATTACTAATCCGTCTGGCTATGCCTTCGCAGGTTCGAATCCTGCCGCCATCATATCTATCTGGAAGAGTGTTATCTCTTCCACTAGCGTCTCCTTAGCTCAATTGGTAGAGCAATCCCTTTGTAAGGGATAGGTCATGTGTTCGATTCACATAGGGGACATTGCTATCTGGAAGGGTGTTATCTCTTCCATTAGCGCCTCTTTAGCTCAATTGGTAGAGCAATGCTTTTGTAAAGCATAGGTCATGTGTTCGATTCACATAGGGGGCATGCTATGATGAGAGGATGGTATCCGCTGATCATAGCTATTGCACATCACATAGCTATTACGCCCCTGTAGCTCAAACGGAAGAGCACATTCTTTGTAAGAATGTGGTATTGGTTCAACTCCATTCGGGGGCTGTTTTATTATTTATTTTTGTACAAATAAATGATAAATAATTCTATTTCGTATATAGTAATGAAATCTATTTTGATTGGAAAGAAAGGGAAGCCGACCTATTTGGTAGAAATTCAACCAAAAAAACTTACGATTTATAAACCGGATCGACATAGTAAACACGAGGATTTTTATGAACAATATGTGCTTGGAGAAGTCGTGCTTAGCACACCATATGACAAGATTCTATTTACAAAGGCGCCGATTGCCTATCGGCGCGTCATGGATGCACCTAACTTGTTGTATGCGATGGAGATGAACATTGTTGTCAAAAAGAAGCAGATACGGGTTTCGACATCAATACGAATGGTTCCTTTCTTGCAAACACGTAAACGACATACAAAATGATCTATGCCTGACGTTTCGTATATAAAATATAAGTCAAACAGTATATGGTAAACATGGCTAAGGAACCACTGCCAACAGGTGACAACCGTTTATAGATTTCCATAAAGGCAGCGGAACCCAGCATGAGCCCCGCATCACCCAAAATGATTTTTGCACCATTTTCTTTCGCATAATCTTGAAATACATCCATTAATTCATTGTGACCTCGAGGGAATGGTTTGATGACGAAGAAGTAGAATAGGATATCGTGTATGGCTTGGACACCTACGACAAGTCCTAAGAAGGGGAGAAGAGAGTAGGTACTGAATACGAAGGGATACACAACCACTGCGATAAGGAATCCAATGACGATGACGGAAACATCGGATAATACCGCAACGAGTCCAAATCGGTCATACCATGCATTGAGTGATTTTCCACCAACATCCGCGTATCTGGCTAAAAATAGCACAGCAGTATCGAGGGAAAGAACAGAGAAAAATAAGGTGACGATATCGGAAATGGAATGGAGATACATTTCTACTTGGTGTGATTTTTAAAAATAAGTATCTAACTTAAAGACACTTTATCTAAAATAGAATAGAACCAGCAATGGTTCTATCAGGTCTTGTAGCTCAGCTGGATAGAGCGTCTGACTTCTAATCAGAAGGTCGCGGGTTCAAGTCCCGCCAGGATCTACTATTTTATGGAGCGTGTTCTACCCATTCCATAAAATAGCAATAACAATCACACTCCATTTAAAGAATAAATGTATGGGTTAGTAGTAACATCATGGGATGTGGGTGTGGGAAAAAGGGTGGCGCCCCTCAAATGATGGGTCCTGATAGGCAGCCTTTATACATCGACGAATGGGGTCCCATTTTATGGAAATATTTACACTGTCTTGCTGAGAAAATAGGGACATCTGGAAATACAATCGTAGATACCGATCAAGCCAATTACATGGAAACATTATTGACCACGCTTCATCTTGTTATTCCGTGCACCACGTGTCAGGCACACGCCACTGAATATATGGCAGCACATCCCATTCCATCTCTACGAGGACTGTATAAGAACGAATTACGTGATACGGTTCGTTTATGGCTTTTTCTCTTTCATAATGCGGTTCGCTCACGGAAAGAGCAGCCTATGTTAGTGCCGACAATAGAAGAGTGTTCCGCACTGTATCAGAATTGTCACCTTGCGAAATGTGATTATACGAATTTTATTCAGAGTGTCGCCGCTGCTGTTCGCCAAGGATGGGTGCGCATTGATCATTGGCGAAAATGGTACAGTAATTCAGAACGTCTTCGGATTATTTCTGGTAATGTGGTTATTTGATAGAAACGTAAGATAGACAATGGATAGGTATCTTCAAACAATCGTAATGAACCCTCTGTCTGAAGATAGTACCTGTCTTGTAGGCATACAGCATACGGATGGACAAGTCGAATACATTTCTGTTGCATGGAATGGATATAAAGTAGGGGAAGTGCTATATCAGCACTATAACACACGCGAAAAAGTAGTGGAACTTATTCATCAAGGATCGCGACCCTTCTTGGAACATCCTGAGGAAATCATCGACGACGACATGGAACCACCCGAAATCATACACACGTATCAGGCTTTTTTCCGTATCATGAAGGGCGCGCCCGAATACTATTATGTTTTTACCACCGATAATTCATGGGTCGTCTATTCCAAGCACCATAAACCACCTATTCAAACGGCACGTTGGCTTTATCAAGATCTTTAATATAATGTATGTATCATACATGTTATTAATCATTAGAGAGGAACCGTACGAATGTTCCACGTGGAATTAATGTATCCATCCACTTCCACGGCAACGGTCTGCGAATTGTGATGCGCAGATAGCGCATGAATGCCTCCATATAAACGTGACATACCCGCTGAATTCGCCATTTCATCCCATGTATCAAATGACAAGGTAACGTTCATTCGTGGCACAACACCAGGTTCTACAGTCGATGTTCCAGGAGCCAGTGTGAAATCACCATAATAGGTATTCTGATTTCCTTTAAACATCGGGCAGAATAGAGTTTCTAAATCGTAATAGACCTCGTTCTTGACAATGTTGTTTCCAAACCATTTGTTCATGGTGAGCGAGAACGCCTTTGAAAAATGACTGTGTCCTGATGGAAAGTCGGCAAAGGGTGGGGTGACAAAATTAGCGGTTTGATAGGGAATCCATTGAGCACCATCGATCGTGCCATTCCATGAGACAATCGCCTGTCCTGTGTAACGGCGACGAATCTCCTGAATGGGACGACTCTCCATATGCGCTGATTTGAGACGCCATGTGACACGTCCACCCTCAAACATATGAATGCCTAGGTCCTGTAAGGAAAACATCAATGTCGCGGGTGTAATATCAGCCTTAGAACGCATGTATTCCTTCCATAACCAGATGCACATTTGTGGAGGCGCCACGGTACCAGGTCCACCTGCCCAGAATTCCGCCACGGTCTTCTGATAATCGGACAAATTTGCAGCCATTGTCTTCACCTCATCAATTTCCGCATCACGCGCCTCCCCTGTGGCTGGCGCCACGGAATTCTGAATATCCACTTCATCACTTTCTGTAAGGCAAGATGATAAGACATTGTCCCAGTTGTAAGTGAGATATCCTTGTTTCTTTCCTTGTACAGTAAGACGTGTCCATTGTTGGGGCTGAGGATAGGCGGCAATGTTATTTACTGTAACACCATCTACGACAAGAGTTTGATTCCAATTGGCAGAATCCGTGGGTAGCTGGGTAGAAGCTGCAACACTTCCATCGGCGCTGCGATAGTTGTACCAGGTTTGCCATGCAGCAGCCCATGTGTCCCATTCACCCTGTGCTCTGACACGCGCCACGACATCCGCTGGACAATTGTAAATGGAGCGATAGGTGCCTGGAACAATCAGAGGATTAAGATAATCGATGGCGCATGTGAGCCAGATGACGCGATCGTTATCGGTCAAGGCGTGAGATGTTTTGGCGTCCCAATTCCACGCATCGTGTGTTCCAGTAATACGCGAATCAGACGCTACCCAGTTCCACGCTCCAATGACAGATGTAATCCATAGGTACATAAAACGAGAGCCCCTGGTGGGTCCCATATTAACGGAGGCAATGTATTGGAACACGTAATCGATACCAGCATTCATGATGTATTGTAAAGATGATAATGGGTCAAGAGGTGACGTGACACCCGACATAATAAGGGATAAATTGTTGGGAGGTGCGATGAAGTAAGGTGTCAGTTGATTGGGTCCATCACCTGCTGCATTGATGGCGCATACCGTAAAGGTATATGGTTTCCATTCTTCTAGCGTAGTAAAACGATAGGTGGTCGCCGAGGTATTAATGGATGCTAAGGCAACACCGTTTAAATAGGGGGTAACACGATAGGTAAAGGGTCCATCTCCTGTTGTGGGTGCATTCCATGAAACAACCACAGAACCAACCGTAAATGTAATTCCAGTGACTTGTCCAGGGATAGCGGGTACATAGGGCGGCTGAGTGACCGATGCATTGAGGACAACACATGGGCAACCTGGGCTAATACCAACACATGTAGGGTATCGTGTATATTCTGTCATTCCACCTGTTTTCACATAGGACATGATGGAACTATCCTGAATACCGAGCATGGGTCTAGAACCACGCATGTAGGTAGAAGTGGCACCAGGAGAGGTCTGAACCTGTGTTAAAAAAGAGCCAGCAATAGCTCTTTCTTGTTTGCGTATTGTCAGTTGGGACGAGTCAAAGATACGGGACATTTCTACTACATCCAATTAAAAATAAATGGAGTAGGATTTTATTCTAAATAGTGTTTTCGGCAAACAGGGCGATAGATTTCCGTTCCGCCAATGACAACTTCTTCTTTTGCGGAACCCTTGTATTGTGAATAGTTCGCAATGGTTCCATCACCGCAGACGGAGCAAAATGCTTCTAGTCGCTCCACTTCTTCCGCATGAGGAATGAGGCGCAACATATCACCAAATGGCTTCCGTTCTGATGTCCCGTCCAGACCCGCAATCACAATATGAACCGGTAAGGTATCTGCCCACATCGTTACATATTGAAACAAATCGGGAAAGAATTGACCCTCGTCAACAACAATCACTTGAAAATCTTGGGAATGTGCCATGTTATCCACTTCTGCCAAGGTAGACACACAAATCGCTTTTTCTACCTCTTTGTCATGAGATGCAATACATTCTTTACCATATCGTGTATCACCGATATAGTTAATAACGAGTACTTTATAGCCAATGGAACGATAGCGGCGGACACGACGCAACAGTTCCGTTGTTTTCTGCGCGAACATGCACCCAATGAGCAAACTAAGATGCCCCATCGTGAATACCTCTTTTCAAAAAGCGGAAACAATCAAATTTATATCTTTTAAAAGGATTTCTGTAACGCTTCCCATGAAACGGGAATTGCAAGGAATGCACGATTCACTACATCACGCAAAAAATACATGAACAATAAGGTGTTCATTTTAAACACCGCTTAGTATAAGAAAAACATGAACTATTTTAATCGTGATCTACGTGGATATGAGAAGAGGATCCATGACACAGAGAATCCCTTCAACTCTTATACGCGAGTGAAACAAAATGGGACGATCAAATGGGTTGAAAAATAAATGAGAGATCCTATGAACCATATAATCTGTATGATATAGATTATATGGGATATAGAATAGACACTACAGTAATATATGCCATTCCTGACTCTTTGCATCATATCCGTCGTAAAACAGGTATAATACATTAGACATTGTATTTGGACAGTGTTTCATGGACCACTTCGTATATTCCATCAGTTTCTTTTCACGTTGTTCTTGTTTTATTTTTCGTTGTCCCTCCATCGGTTCATAAACATCAGGATTATAGCGAATCCATCTCACGGGCATTCCTCGGACGTGAACCAGATTAACCATTCGTCTCTGTTCACATTCACATGCATAGGACTGATGCTGTTGTTCATCCACTTCTACATAGACATAGTGTGTTCCACAGTCTATCTGGAAATCAGGACGTTCACGTCCACACACTGTCCCTTCCAATATACGATCATGAACAAAGACAAACCCTGCCGCGATGAAAAGGTCCTTCACACGATTCTCTTTGGCGTGCCATCTCACTTGAATTATCTGAGGATCGCAAGTTTCACATTTCCCATTGGTGAGGATGTCATCTAGACCACATGATGTACAGGGTTCCATGCCGAGATTCTCTGAACCGATAGGCATATGATCCTCACAGTATCTCGTCACGTTTGCTTCATGGGTTCCTAACTGGCGGCAGTGGGGTGTTTCGCAGAGACGATTGGGAGAAGTGATCATCCCTTTTTGCTTGTGGGAGGTGCAATGGGTTCTTCCCTTTCCTAACCAGCCATAACAAGAGTGTGTCTTGCAACTAACTGTTTCACATAGTTTATTTCTTATATCTACCATACCCTGTTCTTTATGATCGGTGCAGAAGCGACCTTTTTTCTCTCCATGAATGTTGAAGACGGGTTGTTTCTCGCATAACTCACATGTCCTGCTTACTACATTGATCATGTTTGGATCTTTATGTGTGAAACAGAAACGTCCCCTTTTCTCTCCACGAACATTATAGATGGGTCTCGTAATGCATCCATCTACTTCACATCTTTTATTTGTTATACTTACCATATGTGGATCTTTATGATCAATACAGAATCGACCTTTTTTCTCTCCACGAATGTTAAAATTTGGTATCTTTTCGCATAACTCACATGTCCTGCTTACTACATTAACCATATCTCTACCCTTATGATCACTACAGAAACGACCCCTTTTCTCTCCGCGAATATTATAGGATGGATGTTTATCGCATAATTCGCACATTTTGCTTACTATATTGACCATATTATGTAATTTATGATCCACACAGAAACGTCCCTTTTTTTCACCGCGAATATTATAACTAGGTCTTATGTTGCATCCATCTGTGTCGCATGTTTTATTTTTTACATCTACCATATGGGGTTCTTTATGATCCATACAGAAATATCCTGTTTTCTCTCCGCAACTATTATAGATTGGTTGTTTCTCGCATCCATTGGCTCTACATGTCTTATCATTCACATTTACCATATCTGGTTCCTTATGGTCCACACAGAATCTTCCTTTTTTCTCTCCACGAATGTTATAGTTAGGTCTGATCTCGCATCCATCCGCACCGCATGTATTTGATGTCACATTGACCATATCTGGTTCTTTATGTGTAGAGCAGAACCGACCTGTTTTCTTCCCAGGAACATTAAAACATGCATATGTTCCACAATGACACCTCTTCATACTTCCTATCTATATTTTTAGTGAAGCCTCCTTTCAAATTTATGAAGATGCCTGCTCTTGCGGAGGTAGAACTTCATACTTCATCAACGCCTTCCAGCTGATAGGAAAAGTCTTCTCCATGATGTCACTAATAAGAGTGGCATACGCTTTGATTTCCTTTTGCGCTCCATCTCCAAGCCGAAGATGACAGAGGCGTGCATAGGCTGCAAGACTACCAGTCTCTATTAGCGTTGTATACATCGATTGTGGAAGGACGGCTCTCGCAATTTCTCCACAAACGCCCTTCTCCAGAAGAGACTCATACGTCCGCATGGCTGACTCCATCTGTTCACGGATCATCCCCTGAACCTCTTCTGCGTCTGCCACAGGAGTATCTTTCGACCCTTGCTTCACTGTGGGATTACGCTCACGCACATCCTCCACCGCGGGAATCCAACATTCTACCCCCGTCGTCACATAGCGACGACTCACTTCGTTACGAGCAAATCCGATCGTATGACGAAACCATTCACGAGCCACAAAAATGGGCATCTTGATACGGAAACGAATCTGAGGATGGAAAAAAGGACTCGTGTGTTCATGCTTTGCCAAATAGTTGACAAGCTTCTTATCTGCTTCTGTAAATTCGAGCGATTCCTTATCAAAGGACACACGGGCTGCATTGACAACAGTTAAATCATTGCCGAATGTTTCCAAGCATTCCACAAAACCAACACGATCCGTTGTCAAATAGTTTTTAATGGATTGTGATTGCGTTGCTTGTGTTGCTTGTGTTGCTTCCAATGCCATACTATACTAAAAATAGGGTAAGACTACCTTTAGATTGTTATTTATATTTTTATTTGTTCGATTCGCTGATTAGAATCCAGACTGTGTTCCGTCCTGTCCCATGGTGTCCTCAGGAATTCCGCTTGAAGAAGATGAAGCGTGTCGGTTCAGCCTCGGCAGAGCCTCGCCCGAAGGGTTCCACATGAATGTGCTCTCTGGAAACGCAGGCAATCCAGCAGATGAAGCACTTGTCGCAGCACTTGTCGCAGGCAAAGCACAGGTTGTCATTCGGGCAAGAGATAAGCCTCCATGCGACCATTTTCGTTGAGGTTGTCTAGACTGCATCATGGCAGTAGCAAAGCTCACGGAAGAGCCACCTGTCGGTTCCATAAAGGAAGCAGTCGCGGCAGTAGTCGCAGCAGTAGTCGCAGTAGTCGCAGCAGCAGTCGCAGTAGTAGAGCCAGCAGCAGTCGCAGCAGTAGAGCCAGCAGTAGTCGCAACAGAGCCAAACGCAACGTTAATCGATTCCGTCACTTCGCGTGACAACTTATGGCTCAGCGTCTGCTGAAGTCCATTGGAGAATACATTGTAATGGTTCGACGGCAGTTCATTCGGAGACTGCGAGGAAGTGCCACGCATCATGCCAAGATACGCCCCATGCTGTTTCGTCAGGTTCCGATGGTACATATGCGGAAATTTCAACATTTTAAGAGCTCGGTCCAGTTCATTGAGAAGAAGGTCCCATAGCGCATGAGCATGCTTTTCACGATACGCCTTGACGTCATGCGTGCAGGTAATTACCATTTCCAGATAGTGCTCATACGTCTGTTTTCCTGATGCAATGTCATCTAGTAGCGCAAGCACGTCAAATCGCAAGTAATGCGCCTCTCCATCCGTTTGAATGGTCACATCCTCGGATGAACTCACTGTCGTCTCGACAGTGATGAGCTGCGATGCCTTCAGGTCATACGCCTTCACGGTGAGAACATGTCCCAGTGGAATCTTGGCAAGAACCACCGCTTCCATTCCCGCAGACAAGTCGCCCACCATGATTTCCAATTCATCCAGGTGATTGGTCGCATAGCGCGATTTGATTTCGGTACCTTTTGGAAGGGTGATGCACACTTGTTGAAAGGAGCAGCTGATGAGTCCTCCAAGAACATTGCCGAATACCGTCGCCACATCCTCCAACGTGTTGACGATGGAGTAGGAGCCGCCTCCTTCCGTCGCCATGCTCTGAAGAAGCTCTGCGTTGTGGTCCGTGCCATATCCAATGCACGACAGCGATGTGCCATGATAGTCTTCAAGGAGTTTCTTGGTCATTGCGACAATCTGGTCGGGTTCCTTCACGCCATCATTCGCCATTCCATCGGTGAGCAGAAGAATGCCTTGTTTGATTCCTGAAACATCAGTCAGCAGAACATTGCGAGTTTCGACCAACGCGGCGCTCAGATTGGTAGAGAATTCCAGATGAATTCTGGCGATGCGAGCACGAAGATTCTCCTTTTCGGTCAAGCTGCCACACATTTTGTTGAGAATGGTCATCGCCGTCGAGCTGAACGTAATGACCGAAATGCGGTCTTTCTCTCCGAGATAGTTGAGAAGATAATGAAGCGAGCGTTTGACGTTCTCAAGCTTGTCATCATCCTCCATGGAACCAGACGTGTCAATGACGCAGCACAGGTGAATCGGAACACGGCTCTCGGATTCAGGCGCCTTGAGGTGAATGGACGCCCACTCGGGGTGAGATGGGATGGAAAACGATTGGAACTGCATGGATTACGATTGCAAATGGGGTTGCTTTTCTTTTCCAAAAAAAACAAATCAATTTTTTTATAATCTAACAACGAAATGCAAAAGCAAATAGTGTCACTCCAACAATACCAAGAGCTAATCCTGCGTGGTAATTGTAAGACATAGTACGATACATGGTTAACCAATTTTCTACATCACGCTTTTTATCAATGTGATGTAACATCCAATCTGATTTTTTGTGTAGCATGTAATAAAAATAGTTGGTGATGGATGATGTTGCGATGACGATGCAAACAAGTGCGGTGGTACACATTTTCATTTTGGAATGATAGTAAAGAATAGCGAGCGAAAAAAGAAAACCTAATCCATATCCTTCATATGAAATCGTCATTCGTTCCTTCGCAATGTTATCATATCTTTTTTGTAAATCAGGAGATAAGGTGGAACGATACTGTTGTACCACTTGGCTCCTTCCTGTCATGGTATAAAAATAAATCATACCGATGATAAATACTGCTGAGATCATACAACTTGTTATACAGACCATTCTATATAGCTGAAATAGATTATTCTAGTCCTAAGAATGTACGTCCAATCTTACTGGTGGCAAACATAACAAATCCGGAAGCAATTTGTGCATAAAATACGGGAGTTCTTTTTGTACAACATAATAAATAAAACGACAATCCAACAAACAATAAGAAACTTAGCCAAAATAGCTTTGTATAACTATCCATCTACTAATAAATAATAAAAATAAACAGAATGATTTAAAATAGATACACTAAGAAAATGTCTTATGTATTCATTATCATCATTATCATTTTACTTGGCTCTTGGTTCTTGTATCGTGATAAGACGAGCTATTATCGGGCACCTCGTACCATATGGACATATTGGGAACATCCTGATAAGATTCCAAAAACAGTCATGATGTGCATGGAAGGATGGAAAAAATGGAATCCAACCTACAAAATTGTGATGCTTACGAAAAAGAATTATAAGGGATACGTCACGATTCCTGAAGAGTTTCTTGCCCATTCCAATGTCAACGATTGTCCTGAACGATTTTCGGACGTATTACGATTATGGACCTTGACAGAACATGGTGGAATATGGCTGGATCCCTCTGTTTTGTTAAAAGGGTCGGTGGAAGAGTGGATCTTTCCTCGTTATGCCGAATATTCGGGATTCTATATGGAGCAACAGAGTCGCCCGATACCGATGATAGAAACATGGTGTATGGCGTGCAATAAGGGTAGTCCGTTTATGAAGAAATGGCGGGATGAATTTTCAGAAATCGGACGATTTGTCAATATCGAAGCCTATCTTCTTTCACGGAAGGACATGGGTGTTTCTTTTTATACGTTGAGTGATCCAAATGGAAGAGCGATCCAAGTGGCGCTACAAAAAATCCTACAAATCGATAAATTTCCGTTGGAATCCCTGTATCTACAGAAATCGGAAGAGGGACCGTATCGCTATTTAGTGGATGCGACATGGAATTCAGAAAAAGCGGTGGAAGCTGCCTGTCGTATCAAAAAATACCAGAGTCCGATTATGAATCTGCGTAAGGAAGAACGAGAGGTATTGGAAAAGCACCTCGATTTTGATTTTACGTTAGAGAGTTGTGGATGGTTAGATTAGGCTTTTGCTTTCGCCTTCGCCTTCGACCATTCCAAATACATATGGGTCCATTGGATGAAATAGGAGGAACCCAATTTCTCCGTCGCCAATTGATGAAGCTCTTTCTCTTTCTCGGTCAGCGTCGCAAAGAATTCATCAAAATCGGCAGGAAGCGGAGCGGGTTTCGGCGGGGTATAGACTTTCATTTCTAACGAAATTATTGTAAAAAATGCCATCAAATTTTACCTGTGAAGTACATAGAATGCACTTCAAAGATAGACGAGTGCTCACCATTGCATCTACGGAGGATATGTTGCGAATCTTAGAATCCAAAGGCAATTCCTTACGAGATTACAAAAAAGGGACACGTGTCACTGTTCACAATAAAATGGAGCAAGGATATTCCTATGTCTTAGAAGTGGCACCTGGAACACATTTTGCAGAGGGATTTGAACCGTATTATACCCCCGCGGAAATGTTAGAAATGGGTGTCTTTAGTGGAAAATACCTGAACGATTGTCTTCTGGAGTTTCCAAAAGAGTGGTTTACTAAGGCGATCAAGAAAGGGAAATTGTCGCCACAAGGTGCCGACACCCAGTGCAATTTCTTAAGGGTAGATTCGCGGTTGAGTTTACAGAAATGGATAGAATATGGATGGGTGCCCAATCAAGCGGGTCATGTGGCGAAACAATATCCGTTGTTATCGAATAAAGAGAAGAATCATGACATTCGTGGATGGTTTCAATGGTATTGTCGGTACTGGATGGGGCGAAGAGAGGAAGAAATCGATGAGGTGCAAATCAAACGATGGCGTGCGTTTCGAAGACATGCGGGGCAAATCAAAGCCAATTGTAGAAAAGGGGATTTGAGTTGTCGTCCTGTACAAAGACAGGCTTTATTACAGTGGGCGCATCAGGTGGATGGATAATACTACATAAAAAATAGTATGATTCAAATCATTCTATTTCTTCTAGCTCTTTGAGCTCGTCGTCCGATTCAGAATCGATGACTTTTTTCTTCACTGAAACAACCGTTTTATTATATTCACGTGTGAATGCTGTTTTTACTTTTGTAGTTAGTTCGACAGGCGAAAAGAGTATATCAATCGATTCCATGAGTTCATCGCGTGTGACTGATATTTCTTTCATACGCTGAATGGCGCCTTTGATATCGGGTTTCTCTGTGTTCAATGGAGTAAGAAGAATACGATTCATTGGTTCAGCTCTGTCTAATCGCATCGATGCACTAGAGCATCCCTGATGCCGACTCATTTCCTCCATCATTCGCACATGTTTCATTCGTCGAGAATTCTTTCCCAGAAGTTGAGGAAAGATTTGGAAAGGGGCTGGACCTGATACCGTGCGTGCCGCTGCGACAGTCGTTTGAACGACATGGGGTAATAAGCTCCAGTCTTGTGTTCGCATGAGTCGTTTTTGAAAGAGGTCGCCGTCGGAAATGAATTCTGATGCTGCAACGATGTCATCGAGTGACCCTTTTGACGCTGCGACATATGCTTCCTGGACCATGAGAGGCACCATGAAATGGTCCACATAGACAAAGTCAGCCGCTTGATCTAAGGTAACTCGCCTATTTCCAAAGAGTTTCTGAGTAGCGGAGAATAAGTCTAGGCGAAGGACGGCATCTTTATTGGAATCGGCTTCCATGCCACGATAGAACTCTAAACGATTTAAGATGGAACGGATGTCGTTACCATTTTCTTCACAGAGTTTTTCCAATTCCACTTTTGTAATGGAAATCACCTCTTTCTTGGCAATGGAGAGCAAAGCGGTCGCAATGGTGGATTTGACGGGACGGCTACATTTGATAAGGGTGCATGCACTAACAATGGGTTTCAACTTGGGAGGACATTCATTTGCGATACAAATGATGGGAGTCAATGATTTGCGAATGAGATCGGCAATTTCGCCGACACCGCCTCGTTCGGAGAGTCCGTCGATTTCATCCATCACCACCACTTCTTTTTGTAATCGTTTCATACCAAGTGAAATGAGTCCTTTTAATGTGGAAATGCTACGACTATCGGATGCATTGTATTCGGTGACTTTATAGCCCATGGTAGTAGCAATGCAGTGAATCATGCTTGTTTTTCCAATGCCAGGAGGACCTGTTAGGAAAAGTCCAGGTGCATGGGGCGCCCAGGTTTGGAGCCAGATAGTGATTTGTTGAATCGCGTCTTTGTGTCCGATGATGTCGTTTATCGAAGTGGGAGTATATTGATCGACGAGGAGTTTCTTTTTGTCATGTGCAATTTTTTCACGAGTTTCTGTTGGAAGGAGGGGAATGCCGCGTCGTATGGCTTCTTGATATCGCCAGGATTCGGTGATGGGTCGTCCATCGTGGCAGGTACGACCGAGTTGTAATTGATAACCAGGGCGAAGGACCTTGTGAAGGCGAGCATTTATTACGGGGCAGACGCCTGTTTGCACAATGTCGTTCATGTCGCTGTATTTTCTTCTATAGAATTACGATTCAATTTTATTGCACTAACTCTTCCGAGCGGATGGAGCATCGAAAGGAGAGGCGGGAGGACCATAATGAAAAATCGCGAGGGGTAACAACCGACCAATTCACAGGTTCAATCAAATCAAGCTGATCAAAGACGTAAGCGACGAGGGCGGAGCACCAGAAACGTTTGGTGGTAGCGGAAGAAGAGGGAGCAATGGATCCGTCGATGTCTAAATGATACGCGGCGCGAATCCAGTCCCAAAGGTTCATGTCATAGGGGCGATTGTGAATGGTTTGGTGAATGGTATCTATCTTTTCGTAAAAGGAATGATTGCGTTCACAGGTGATGCGACGAACATAGACGGAAGAGGGAGGACATTGTTGTAATAAATCGGAGAACAGATGGAGTTGGACGCCTGATTTTAATACATGATCTTCTGAATCAGGAATCGTGTTCCAACCTGATTCTAATAGATAGATGCCATTGGGTAAAGAAGAATCGATAAAGGCTGGATCTTTGATAATCATGCCAACATGAGAATAGCGGCTGCGTCCCACCCATTCTAGTAGGTAAGAAAGCCATGAGGAACCGCGAAAGAGAATGATATCTCCTGTATCAAGAGTCGATAGGTCAAATGCCATGGTACTATCATATTCAAAGAAATAGAATTAGAACTTAAAACAAAATAGGTACTAAGAGTCATAGTATGACACTTGTTCATCGACATATCGCATCATCAAAAGACGCTGAGGGTAGTGCATTTCGTACAGTAACACGTACGTATGCGCAGGCGGCAAGCCTTCCTGTGTTGTCGATTCATGTTCCAGAGCCGATTACGACACATAATTCTTATTCGATGTTGAATGATACCACATCCGAATCAAATTCGACCCCTGATTCTGATAAATATATGTGGAATTCACCTGAATTGACATCAGACTCGGTTGAAACGGATAGCGATACTGATTACAGTGATATGCCAGCACTCATTGATGCGAATGATGCAAGTGATGCGAATGATGCAAGTGATGAACACAGTGATACCGATTACAGCGATATGCCGCCACTGATTGATGAGTCAAATGAAAGTGAAAGTAGTGGTAGTACAAGTGATTCCGATCAGGAAATCATTGTGAATCAGCAGAGATATCAACGTGTGCGAAAGTCATGTAAGGATAGTTTGCCTTGCCCCATTACCTTTTCCTTTACATTGTGGGCGATTGCCATGTTTATGCAATGTCTGTTACAATTGTGCAGTTTAACAAATAACAAGTGCTCTAGAACGCTTTAAGCAAATGGCGGGCGCCAATAAAGAGGATGCCACCCCATAGGGAGTCGGCAATGGCAAATTTCCAATCGTATTGGTCGAAGAGGGCGTAATTGGTAAAATCATAGACGGCGTAGATGCATACACCCGTAATAAATGCTTGTTTTACGGAGGTCGTTTCTAGGAGGAGATGGGAGAGACATAGGTAAACGATGATGGCGCCAATGTAACGGACATGAATGGGTCCACCTTGAATGCGTTCTGTCATGTTTCTAGCATAGATTCCACCGGTTAGTAACCAAAACATATCCACAAGAACTAAAATGACAGAGGTCTTGAGAAGTTGATAGGCATACGACATTTCTATTATATATGTTTATTTGATAGAGCGCGTTTCTATGCAGAATGCAATAATATATCCTGGAGTAGTGCCGATGGAAATTACGACTCTGCAAATTGAAGCATTTAATACAAATGTACACGGATCCAAAATATTATGTCAGGGACCATTTCAGCAAGGAAAGTATCCGCCTATCATGGATTCGATACAGCAATTACGACAGCCGTTTAAGAAGAAAATATTGATATCCAATACGACGTTTTCCTTATCCAAGTATATGCAGATGTCGTATGATGCCCATTTTCAGGTAAAGGATTCGCAGGATTGGACACTCGCATTAACGTATATGACGTATGCACCTAAGCCATTATTGGTGATGGTGGAGGATGTTGGGATTCCTGATGGATTGTGGCAGAAGTTGAATCGGACGACGACGTTGATTCATTGGGTGGCATCGCCTGTGGTACAGATTCGTCCGTATGATACGATTTTCTTTGCGCCGATGGATGATACCGTATCGTATTCGGATACGGTGTATAAAATCTTGCAATCAGTCTACAAGGCGGCGTATTCGGCAAAGGAGCACAAGGAAATCACGCAGGAATTAAGAGTGGCGAGAGCGGGAATGGTGTGGTGTAAGGTGGATGAGGAGCCGCAAGGACGGGTCTTTTGGTATGATCCGATTTCGCATCAGGGCGACCATTTAACAAAAAAACAGTTAGCGGAATTGTTTCAATGGCTTTCCAATCATTTTGTAGAATAATATCATAATATAGTAAGGTATACAATAATATGATATGAATGAACTAGTTTTTATTGGGGTCCTCTACCCATGCTGTGTGGTGGCGTGCTGCCCAAGCCGCCGCGACTGCGGCGGGTGCGGCGACCGCGGCTGTGACGACGGCTATGATGTCCCTTCTTGGGGGAGTGCGCCATGGACTTGCTCATCAATCGGAAGGTGCCTTTTTTGGCGATGTAGCCTTGACGTGTTAGAAACTTGAGAGCTTTCTTTCCTGCCGCACTTGCCTTACGTGATACGATGCGACCTTTCTTCATAAAAAGATCCTTTTTCTTTAAGCCCCCAGAAGTTGCTATCGCTTTATTGTGCATAACTTCCGCACGGGAGCCTACTGCTTTAATTTTATCAGCCATCTTTATATTAATTACATAGAAAATATTTTAGTATGGTTAGAAGACTAAATTAAGTCTATAAAATTTGAAGAGATATAGTTATCCGTACAGATTAATATTAAAATGAAATTTAAATATACTGAAGAAATACTTCAAGATATACTAGAAAGAGATCACGCCGTATTGATATCTCATGATGATAAATTATCAAAAAGAGCAATCATTCATTTTATATGTCAATGTGGAAAGGAAGAACAAAAAATAGCACATGAATTAGTAAGAAGATCAGGTGCGTTTTGTAGAGAATGTAGTGTAAAGAAAGGCATTGATAAAACAAAACGTACATTAAAGGAAAGATATGATAAAGTTCCTATCTGTACCGTTGAATCCCTACATACAACGATTCAACGTGACAATGCAATATTATTAGATGAATATACATCAATTACAAAAAATACCATTATTCATTTTAGATGCAATTGTAATAACGAATCTGAAAAGAATTGTCTGCAGCTTATTAGTATAAGTGGAGCATTCTGTGAAAAATGTACTAGAATAACATGGACTCGGAAAACAAAAGAAACAAATATAGAAAGATATGGTGTTGAATGTACTGCTCAAGCTCCTGTCGTGAAAGAGAAAATCATTCAGTCTAATTTAGAAAATCATGGTGTTGAAAATGTATTTGAATCAAAAGAAATTAGAGAGAAAATCAAATGTACCATTATTGAACGGTATGGAGTAGAACATTATACTAAAACCGAGGAATGCAAAGATAAAATGAAAAAAACAAATATAGAACGGTATGGAGTCGATAATCCAGCAACATTAGATGAAATAAAAGAGAAAATGAAAGAAACAATTCTACAACGGTATGGAGTAGACAATTACTCAAAAACAGACGACTGGAAAGAAAAAACAAAACAAACAAATCTAGAACGGTATGGAGTAGATCATTACTCAAAAACAGAAGCCTACAAAGAAAAGATAGTAAAAACAAATATGCAACGATATGGTGTAAGTAATTCAAATAAGACAAAAGAAACACGAGATAAAATAAAAGCAACATGCCTTACACGATATGGCGTAGAACATCCAGCCCAATGTCAAGAAATCGCAGAGAAAACACAAAAGAATGCCAAAAAATATAAAGAATATACAATGCCTTCAGGTACGATAAGAAAGGTTCAAGGATATGAACCATTTGCATTGGATGAACTTGTAAAAAAATACCAAGAAGATGATATTATCACTGACAGAAAATACATTCCAAGAATAACCTATATGATAAATGATAAAAAGAAATATTATTTTCCAGATATCTTTATCCAAAGTATCAATACCATTATTGAAGTAAAATCAACTTGGACATATCAGTCAAAATTAGATAATATACATGAGAAGGAAAGCGCCACAAAAATGGCAGGATATGAATATGAAATATGGGTGTTTGATGGTAAAGGAAATAAAATTTGAAAAGCAGTAACTGCAAAGAAAATGTACCTTATACAAAATGGACATAGATGATGTGGATGCCTATCAAGAACAGCAACAGCAACAGCAACACCAACAGCAAGAAGTTTCCATCGAAAACATAGAAGAAAAGCTCGCACATTTGGATGATCTTGACAATGAAACACGTCTCGAAGTATTCTACCAGGAAATCAATCATTTCATCATGCATGGTATTCAACCCAATGATGATTGGTACGAGGAACGAATGTTCTATATCCAAGAATACCAGACCATTCAATGGAATGACCTTGCGGTACGAAGTTACCAGAAAGATGATGTGATGTATGAATTATCCCTTTCCATCGTGGACCACATTGATCAATTAGTAGAAGAATGGAGTACATCACCCGTCTTCAATCTGTGTGTGTATCAGCGACTTCTCGAATTCATTCGCACTGTATGGCGACGATATGCACAGGAATATGGCGTTACAGCGGATAGCGTAGACATTCTGGATTTAATGAATGGAATGGACAATATGTAACATCGTTTAAGTCGTATTATCTATTACAAATTTCGAAGAACCTAAAATGTACACGACATGATATCATAGGAAGAAAAAAAGAAGATGGTTGGCTTTTATAAAAAAATTGACGAAGGAATGTCACAGAAAAAGATCAAGATTCCCACCATGCTTTTCACCTATATTAAAAACGATGAAGGACAATTTGTCTGCCCTGACTGCGGTGTCATTAAAAACCGTCAAAATTCAATGCATTATCACATGAAGAAGCATCAAGAGGAACTCAGTCATATCTGCAAATGTTGCAAGAAAGGATTTCTTCAGAAGCAGACATTGGACCTTCACATTCGGTCCAAGCATCCTGACATGCTACAGAATGAAGAGCAGAGCAAGAAATTTAAATGTCCGATGGAAAACTGCAACTTTACTGCGCTTACCAAAGGAAATTGTGTCATTCACTGTCTTCGTATTCATTTTCAAGAGGAAATGAAAGAGGTCATGAATGTGCACAATGATACAAAAACAATTACATGCAATGAATGTGCGATGGAATTTAACAATAGCTGTGGATTCTATTATCATTGCAAAGATTGCGTGGTCTTTAACAAGGAAGATGACAAGGTTCAAAAATTACAGGAACTCATTGCGTAAGTTCATGGTCAGTAGAGGGGTGTCCAAACCATTTACAGTATTCGCAATACATATTATCTTTCGTCATGGTACGATGTCCGCAACTCGGACACCCTACTGTTTTTTGTATTCTGCACCATTTTTTATAGCATCGTGAATGAACGTGATGACCGCATGGCAATTGATATCGATACCATAGTATACCTAGTGATTGTTCTGTTAAGGTACATAGGATACAACTCCATGTATCATGATTGTAAACCGGTTTAACATATTTTTCACATTCATCACATTCATCATCTTTCGCAAGTTGATAAGACATCTGTATGATAGACGTCTTATCATTTTATATTCACAATGTACATTATTCTGATTCGGGATGAATTTCTAACTGGCGTACTAAGGAAAAGGTGTGATATCCAATAGAGGCAAAACCTAACATGAGTAGTAATTCATAGGCGGCACGTGGTGTTTCTCGTTTATGATATCCAATGTAGAGTAATAAGGGAGCAATAAATAGAATATGAATGATATTGACCCAGGCATACCCTGAATGATCGTAGAGCCGTATGGCTAATTTATACCCATGATAGAGAATGATCACTATACCAATGACAAAAAGAGCGTGGTAGAGCCATGTGGGTGTCGATGCTCGTTGAAATCCAACAAAGAGTAGAAGGGGGGAAACGAGAAGGACGTGAAGTAATGCTAAAATAAAATGCTGATCGACTTTCATATCTATGGAGTATCTAGTTTTAAACGAGATGCATTCTTATCGCCATAAATCAAGCCAATAAATATGACAAGCGAACCAAGATACATCCATTTAAATAGAGGATAATCAAATAAATAACGATAGACATACGAGGAAAGAATGGTATAAATCAAAAAGAATAAGAAATGTCCAATGGTAAAAGGATGTAATTGGTATTCAATAAATCCAGATCCATATTGTTTCACATGCTGAAGATTATCCATTTCTAGTAAGATGTAACAAATTTGAAAATGATATGATACATCATATCATATAAAAATGTATCGTGCTATTATAGAAATACAACAAAGTTGTCCTATTTGGTGTACTCATTGTACATTATATTATCCTAAAAAATGGTATGATGCAACATTACATCGATGCCTCTTTTGTACCTTTCCTTCTCCCACCTATCATGATTTATTGAAAGAACTGGAATGGCAATTTATTAAAAGTGGTGAATCAGATCATAACGAATATGTTCGAGAATACCTAAAACATATGAAGAATTGGTGTCATCATTATCATATTGAACCTAGTAAAGAGGACATACAAATCGAGAAAGACATGATATAATTACAATGCATGTTTCTTTGAAAAAAGAGGTTGAGAAAGGGATAATACATAAGGATTATGGGATTGGACAAAGGGAACGGGTATTTTTTCCCGTAGCATAATATTTAGTTCGCGTTGTTTGATGAGCGTTAATTCTTCTAACAATTCGTGAGTTCTATTATTTTGAGTAGCGGAGTGATGATGGGTAGAATGAAGTTCTCCTTTGAGCACTTTGATTTCATCGGATAGTGTCTGAATCATCTTCATTTGTTCATGAACCAGTGATTGCAAGGCATCTATTTTTCGATTCATTTTCGATTCTAAATCAACAGAGAACCATTCATCGTCTACGCTAGATGGATGGGTCATACTACTAGATACTATCATTTTGTATCATGAAGATAGACACGACGAATGTAAAGAAAAAACAATTATCATCATAAGGATATGACGTGCTCAAAAAAACAGACACATCCATCATACACATTGGTAGGAGCATTTCGCCCCTTTCCTACTATAAAATTGCCATCTCCCATCGCGCATCCCATCACCCATCCTATTATCCCTCGTATTATCTATGCCGCCGCAGAGAATCTATTTCGTTCTTATCCTATGGATGTTCCCCTTCTTATCTATCAATGTCATCACCATATAGGATATGATGTTTTTATTGAACGAACCCATGATGGTTGGAAAGAATGGGTCAATACCTATTCGATTCCCTTTCAAAAAAAGTCAATCTATATGGTAGATGGGCTAGAACTTGCCTTGAAGCAAGAGAAAGAAATGACATCTATTTTGCCCCATTTACTACATCATGTAAACATGCTCTTTCAGACATTAGAACTTTCAAGTTGTGCATGATAAACAGAGAGAACACGTGCGGATGGATCCATATAATCAGTCACCTCGGTTCCGTCCGCTAGCCATTTAGGTTGCCAATATCCTGGAATGACTTCTTGACGGTTCTCTCCCACCAACTCACAAAATAGCTTGCGATAATAGTATGCTTCCTTCGTTTTTGGTGTACAATAAGGATAGGTGGTCGCTGCATTCACCATGTCTTCCTCTGTCACTTTGTCCTTTATCCACTCCTGAATGATTTGATACCATGATTTCTCGCCTGACACACCATCTGAAAAGGCTTCTTTCTTTCGCCACAGTACATGATCAGGAAGAAGAGTACCCTCAAACGCCTTGCGCAACCACCATTTTTCCATCTGATGATAGGTTGGCATTCGTTCTTCAAAGGGAATGGACCAATAAGAGCGAATGAATTCAGGATCTAATAGAGGTACACGTCCTTCCAATCCCCATCGCGATAGACAACGATCCGCACGCTTTACATCATAATAGTGAATCTTCTTGACATATTCCTTTGCAGCATCATCTAATGCCCCACCGTTGGGAGCATACCAATTAAATAGATAAGAGGAACAGACTTCATCTGGACCTTCTCCTACCATGACGACTTTGCAATCGGTTTCTGTCCCAATGTATTTAGAAACGAGATATTGTCCAACCGATGCACGCACGGTAGTGGTATCCCATGATTCAATGGTGCGGATGACATCAGAAATCGCAGCCAGTCCATCTTCAGGTGTGAAGAAGACTTCAGTATGAATGGATCCGATATGGGTAGCGACATCGCGGGCAAATTTTAAATCGGTGCCTTCTGACATCCCGCAGCAAAAGGTGCGAATGGGTTCATCTAATGTTTGAGCGGCAATGGCTGCAACAAGACTGGAGTCGACACCTCCTGAGAGAAGGAATGCCATGGGTTTGTCCGCTACCAGACGACGTTTTACAGATTGTTCTACTGACATACGAACATGTTGTAGGTATTCTGCTTCGGTGGGTTCGTATTCACCCCATAGCGTTTGGAGTCGTTCATCAAAGAAACAATGAGGAGGATGAGTGGTGTAGATGGATGAATAATCCTCTGATTCCACCGTAACAGTCTCATCAAAATGATAGGTCATGATGTGTCCTGGTGGAAATTCAATCAATTCATTTTCATAATGATAACCGCCTTTCAATTCGGATGTAAAAAAGAGAGAATCTGACGAAGTGGTAGGATGATAATAGAGAGGACGAATACCAATTTCATCACGGGCGACAATGATCTTGTTAAGTATCTTTGACTTGAATTCAAAGAGGATAAAGGAGAATTCACCGATAACATCTGTGCGAATCACATCGGAAAAGAAGCGTTCCTCGCCTTTTTGACAAAGCTGCTGATAAATGGTAGGAAGAACGAGGCAATCATTTTTAATGTCTTCTAGTTCATAACGCAAAATGAGTTCCTTAAAATTGTAGATTTCTCCATTGCAAATGAAAATAATGGTACGATCTTTATCTTCTAGAAGGAACGGTTGATTGGATTGAAAGGTATCATCCATGATGGCAAGACGATGAAATCCGACGCATACCTTTTCATAGGTTTCAAAATAGGAGTTGGTGGGTCCACGATGCTTTAACTGGTAAAAATCATCAAAACATTTTGAAATTGGTATACTCTTTTTTTGTAACTGAATGTACGCCCAGATTCCACACATGTGTACTATATGATAGTATTATGTATATTTAAATCCTGTAAAACGCTATTTTATACTTTAAAGATTGTTTGTAATATATTTTTTAATGTATTTCTATATGGCGAGGTGATATCATGAACATGAGTGCTCATGTCATCTGACATATAATGTTCTGGTACATTTATTGTAAAATTAATAATATGCTTTGTATCGGTAAATGATTTATTTGTATGAACACATAATATTTTAAAATTGTCATATTGATAGGTTTCAATGATATATTCTACTAATTTTGTTAATTGGTTATAATTATCATTATATCGGTTGTTCATCTCATTATACATATCTGCCTCCGTTGTATATACAAATAAAATTTTCTTTTTATGTTGAAGTAAATCAAATAAACGTGTGAATCGTCGTTTAAATGTTTCAATCGTTTCATCGTATCCGCCATTTATATCAAAATGTCCAAACCACACATCATCGGGTGTTCTAACGATATTCTTTTTCGGATAAAATTCATCTTGATTTTTCATATATTTGAGTATAAGATGTGGAGTTGTAGGAATATAATCGAATGGAAATGATTCTTTATATATATGTAAGTCTCTTAAAATCATTGCAGTGGGGCATTTATTTCCAATAGATACGATATAGTCATAATCATTACTATTTAGAAAAATGGTGGGTGGTACATAATCCATAATATGATAGATAAAGATAAAAACATAAAATGTTGAACGCTACATTCTCCGTACTATTCTTGAAATTAGACAGAATATCATTTGCCTATATTTCTAATAGTTTATTATGAATAATATATAAAGATGATAGAGATAATAAGGTAATTTCAGTACTACTTCTAAAAATGAGAGTCGTATCCTGGATGGTAATGCTATAATGTAACCACATTCCTGAAGAACAAATGCTTAATAGGCAAAAGACGAGTGAATAGAGATTGGTGCTTTTATTTTTATATAGTAAAAACATAAAAATAAATCGTGCTATGATAGCAATGGATGTTGCTATATAGGGTAATGATTCTACCATGAATATCTGATAAATCAATTATTTAGACCGTGTTTTATAAGAAATCTTTGATACCCATAATCGTACGAGATAAGACCTCACAGGAGAGCATAAACATTGCGATGGAGCTAATCATGAAAAGAATTCCATTTTTTGTATTATCGGATGCAGGAATATTAAATAAATAAAGAAAATGATCAAGGATAGAGGGATAATTTCCTATTAGTTTGCATTCAATATTAAATAGAATACATGCGTCACAACAGAAATGTTGCAGCCAAATAAGAAACCAAATACATGCTATGATAACAAGTTGAAAATAGGAGGTAGAAAAGGTATGGATATAAAAATACCACAATATGATTCCATAAATAAAAGCGTGATGCATCATTTGAATGATAATACCTATTTTTTTATCCTCTGATTCCCAAAAAATAATAGAACGTAAGATGTGTTCTGTTCCATCCTGAATCGCTTCAGTAAGCGTATATTCTTTTTGTTTTTCTTCCATTTCTATGATTTCTGGTTCTATTTCTATGATTTCTGGTTTTATTTCTATGATTTCTGTTTCCGTATGGGATACACTCATTGGTAGAAAAGTAGATTTTTATTTTGTAGGTTAGACTCATGGCTGTCGCAACTGATTGTATACTTGTAGGAGAGCATCTTGCGTCTGTGCATCAGTACCATCGGAATCTACATCCGAATCACTGTCACGTCGATATACTTGTAATGGACGAGAGACAATGCGATCTCGACGATAAGGGGTAGAGCTATTCGCGAAGCTATTCGCAGAGCTATTCGCAGAGCTATTCGCGGAGCCATTCGCAGAGCTATTCGCAGAGCTATTCGCAGAGCCATTCACAGCATCCTCTTTTTCATCGTCTACATCTGCTACATCGGATACATCGGATACATCAGATGCAACAGAAGCTTCCTTAGACGAGCGCTTTTTCTTTTCCTCCACAAACTTTTTTGTCGTGACAAAGTATTCTGTATAATTATCATCATATCGCGTAGAAATGCAAGGAACCGAATATGAATGCGCAATGCTGATGGTACGAAAAGCGTCATTAATCATGATAATCAGTTCTTGAATTTCAACAAACAAGTCATTGATGAATTGTACCGCAAAGATAATAGATACATCTGTAAATGATCGACACTTTGCATCCGAATAGCGATGAACACGGTTAATCAGCTCTACCGCTACCATACGAAAGGCACCAAATACCTCCTGTACTTCCGTATCACGTTTTCTCTTTTTCTCATTGATGGCAAGGAAACGCCCCCACTGTTTCTCATCAATCTCTTGTAAAAGGAGGCGAATGTGAATCGCGTTGATTGTTGTATTGTCGATGTGAGTCTGGTATTGGTGTTGGGAGATGTCCTGAAGTTCTTGGCAGATGCGATGAAACTCTCGGAATTTATCCGCAACATGAGGAAGCATGCCTCGCGGCATACGAACGAGCTCCCAGGCGCGAGGAAAGCCGCCACACGGAACATCTGCGGGATTGCGCTGAACATTGCCTCCCGTTCGCCGCAGCCATTCATAATAGAGTGGATTGTGAAGTGGTCCACTTGTCACGATTTTGCCCGTGTTCCAATCCCACGGCGTCTGACACGTGATGCACCACATTTGTGAGCAACCACCGCCATGTTCAATTTGCTCGCCACACTTTGGACAAGGCTTGCAATTCTTACGAATCAAATCCGCCGTTTCGATGTCCTCTTTGAGGCATTCATGGGGTGAGTCGTGACTGTCACCTTTCACCATGAAGCATTTGGAGCAGCTGTACCATTCGCACATGCCACATTTCCAAGCACTACTGAGGAATCCTTTGCAGTCATCGTGAGTACAGCGACGAATGAAACGCTTTCGTTCTTCCTCTTTTTTGTCATCATCTACTGCAACGGCAGTGTCATTCGGATCATGTTGTGGATGACGAAGATAAAAGATCATTTCATTCATCATCGTGACTTTGACACGCACCTCATCCACTTCTGTCATGATGGCATCTAATTCCTTCCGTGATTCCGCCACCTGTTGCTCTTGTAGGAATTTGGTAGCTTCATCTTCGGCACGAGAGGGAACGATTTTATAGTGTTCCGCACATTTCAGACTGTATTCCTTCATGAGTTGGTCTTTGTGTTGTTTCAATTGAACAATTTCCAAACGAATGCCTTGCGCCCGAGCCTCACGATCTTTGCGATGACGGATCCGAACTGCTTCCTCCTGAAGCGTAGGAAGTTGCGCACGATGACGATTCATCAGTACCATCTGACGGTGTTGGAAATACGTCTGCTGTAGATACGTCTTCGTGCAACTCTGACGTAGAACCTCGTCACTGTAATTCACACGACAGTGAAGACAGTGCGCATCTTCATGACGGCTCAGAAGATATTGTTCCACGCACTTGGAACAAGTATCCTTGCTACAGAACTTACACACGACTTTTCTGCGAAGAATCGCGGTATAGTGATCCGCGCAGATACTGCATGATTCCTTTTCCACCTTCTCTGCCTTTTCAGGTCTTACAACCGATGGCTTGCGGGGTTTTCTGGATTCGACAGATTCGGCGGACATGATTTGGTGCTATCTGCTTTATGAAAAAAGATAGCATCAATTTTTAGTATTCTTCCTCTTTTTATCCATGTAGACACTTATCATAAGGATTCAATCGGTTTTTGTTTCATGGAATGCTGTGGATTCCTCTGGTCGGATCCAGTATAATGGGATAGCGGCATTTTGGGATAAATATATTGTTGAAACGCGGTCAATACAGAATTTAAGTCGGTATCTTTTTCCGTGCTAGGCTCTGCGCCTGTTAAGATATCAAATGCGGTAACATGCCCGTGCAATGTACAAATGATGGTGAGCAACTCTAATTCAGCCACATGCATCTGATGACTAATCACATGAATGGTATCAGGAAGGGGTTTCATTCCATTCCAATAGGTGGAAGGCAGCTTATCTTTCGTAAGTGTATATTTCATTAGATAGAGTACTCTTCTTCGCTTTAGATGGAATTAGGATAAATCCAATAACGAATGTAAAAATTGACTCATTATATTCAAAGATTCAAATGTCAAAATAACTATGGAGTCAATAGAGCAAGCTTGTAAATTTATTCTGTGTGTTCTTCTAACACAGTTTGGAAAGACATTTACTGCGATTAATCGCATTATTACGGAGATTGAACAAGATGATGAGTATGGTAGAAGCATTCATATCGTATTTACAATGAATACATTATTGAATAACAAACAATTTGCAAAGCGTCTTGAAACAATTGAGAATACATATGGAAAAGGATCGATATGTGTCTTTGCTTCGGCGTATAATGGCAAGTATGCACGTGTAACAAAAAGACTTGAACTACAAGGTCTTTGTGCGGATGAATCTACTTGTCCACGAGTAGTTGTTATGTGCAGTAATTCGCGACGATATGATGATGGAGTAGAATTTCTAAAAGTAATTAATAAAAACAAGATCAACATATACAGAGCATTTGCGTATTACGATGAACTTCATAAATATATTTCAGACACTCTTCGTTCACAAATAGAAATTATTCATGATCTTGATATTGTTAGTGGTATTATAGCATTAACAGCGTCTCCTGATAGAATATGGAGATCATCTGGATTCTGGTCTAAATTACGTCTTATTCAATTAGATAATTTCAATGATTCGAATTATGCTGGCTGCAATGATATGATATTCAATTGCGTAGATGATTTCTTTGCACATCCCTATCTTCGTCCAAGACCATTTGATTTTGATGAATTAGATAGACAAACACTTGGATTTATATCCCATGTTATTAGGAAGTATCCCGAAATACTACATGAAAACACAAGGACGTTTATTCCTGCTCATATTCGTCGTAGCGGACATAATTCTGTAAGAGAACTAGTATTCAGCATAAATACCAATGCTGTTGTAATTGTCATAAATGGTTTTGAAAAAACTCTTCAATACAAGGATCAATTAGAGAATACTAAAACGATTCCACTCACATCGGATGATGAAGAAGTGTGTGAAACAATTTCAAGATTGATTACTAAACATAAATTACAATCACGACCTGTTGTAATTACTGGATTCTTATGCGTTGGTATGGGTCAAACATTGACTCATAGATTACTAGGTTCATTTACTTCCGCAATATTTGGACATTTGGATCTTACAAATGATGAAATTTCTCAACTCTTTGGAAGAATTACAGGCAGAATGAAAGATTGGGGTGATAAGTATGTACAGACACAAGTGTATTGCCCAACCACTATCATGCATAGATGTCAAGTAATGGAAGAATGTGCTAGAAATATGGCATGTGAACACAATGGTGATGTTGTTACCCAAGAAGACTATAGAGAACCAATGACTGAAATGGGCGAAGTAGGTAAGTCTGCTATTGAAAATATTCGCAAGGTTAAGGAAGTAAAAGAAAAGAGAGAAAAGAATCCTGAAGAATTTAATGGTGATATTGAATTCTTTAAACATTCGGATGGATTTGACTTATCTGATAAATACATCCAAGACACACTAACAGGTATACCTGTTTCCATAGAAAAGCTAAAAACAGCATATTATTTTGGAAAGGGAGTTCGTAAACAAAACGAATTTTATAAATGTGCTCTATTTGGAAAGAAGTCAGAGGTACATACACTTGAAGAATTACAAACAACGAAACCATGGATTGCTAAAAATAAGGTTGCTTGCTTTGGTCGTACAATTGAAGACGCAAGAATTACTGGATGGGCAATTCACCTTTACTATGGATATGAAAATAAAGATGATATCAATTCACTCTGGTATGGTGTTCGTTGGATTCGTAAATTGTCTGTCTAGATAATATACATAATTACTGAAAATACATAATCAGAAGATTATTTTTTACAACTATTTCCAAAATGCTTATTTAAAATCCATTATACAAAATTTAAAAATTGAAATATTAGATCATAAAAGAAAAGACAATGAACCCGTTTTCGATGGATTACAAATCGCTTCTCATCGATGCACTGGATACGATGCGAAAGAAGGAGGTGCTGGAGAAGCAGACCTTTCGCGCTCGTGCCTACGCCACAGTCATTCGACAATTGAAAGAGCGTGCGGAACCAGTTACGTGCTATGAAGATATTCATCATTTTCAAGGGGTGGGAGAGAAAATTCGTGAGAAAATCAAAGAAATTATGGAAACAGGACAACTTCGCTCGGCAGAGAAGGTGAAGGAAACGCATGCAACGGATGCAGTGGACACGTTACAACATATTTATGGGGTGGGACCTGCGAAAGTGCGCGAATTGATTCAATTGGGGATTCACACGGTGGAACAACTTCGTGTGGAAGTAGAGAAAAATCCGCTCTTATTGAATGAGAAACAAAAGATTGGATTGCGATATGATGAAGAATTATTAGAGCGAATTCCCAGAGAAGAAATGGAAGCTCATCGTGACATTCTTCCTACCTATTTGCCCTCCGAAATGAAAGATTGGGAAACAGAAATTGTCGGATCGTTCCGCAGAGGTCTCTCCAGTTCAGGTGATATTGATATGCTGATTCGTGTGCCCGCGAATGTGACCAATAAGGCGGCAAAGACGTTACTTGCCGCATACGTCATACAGATGAAAGAAGCGGGATACATCGAAGAAGTCCTAGCGTTGGGAGAGCATAAGTGCATGGCGATTTGTCGTCTAGGGGTAGCAAGACGATTGGATCTGTTGTTGACACCCGATGAGGAATATGCGTATGCCCTTCTGTATTTCACGGGATCGGACCAATTTAATGTGGCATTTCGCCATCATGCATTGGAAAAAGGGTACACGTTGAATGAGCATCGTTTGACGGCATTGCACGCGAATCTGTCCGTTCCAAAGATGGTAGAAGAGAGAGATATCTTTCGCTTCTTGGGACTCCGATATGTGGAGCCTTCTCAGCGAGTGGACAAGCATCAAATCATGAAACGAATCAAGCCGCAAGTAGCGCAATAAAATATCATGACATAGAAAGATGAAGTATTTCGTCTTTGATATGGATGAAGCCATTGCCGAACTCTATTCGGTTTTTTATTGTATTACAAGTCTTCGTTTAAAAGACACGATACGAGAAGATCATCCACGTCTTCTCCCTATGTTATCAGACTCATTAGAAAAGCAAGTAGATAAAGCCTATCGCCTCTTTGTCAAGAAAGTGTTGAAAGAGGAGCTTTCTTCGAAGCCGCTTGGAATTTTACGTCCAGGTATTCTACAAGTGATGAATTCGTTATATCGATTACAGAGAGCAAAAAAAGTGGCACATGTCGTGATTTATAGTAACAATGGGACAATGGTATGTCTTGAATTTATCAGAGATCTGATTCATGAGCATCTTGGAACAACTACGTTGATTGGTGAATGTGTCCATCGTAACCATTATTTACGAGAAGAATATCATCGTACGACAATGGGATTACATGATAAATGGGACAAAACATGGGGCAGTTTGAAGAAGGTATTGATAGAGGGAAAATGCAGAGCACCGTCTACGTTATCGGTGAATGATGTCTATTTCTTTGATGATTTAGATCATAAGGATTTACATCGTGCGATTGGAAATCATTATTATCATGTGCCGCCCTATGATTTTAAGGCGTCTTTTGAGCGTTTGGGTGAAATCTATCAGTCCGCTGTAGCGAATGTGAGTATGTATCAATTTGCACCGTTGATAACAATGATATATGGTACTGGAACATCATCAGACCCATTTGCGTTATCGATTCAGTATATTATACAGTTATTTCAGGCAAGTACGGAGCGTACTGCAAAAAAAGATGATATACCACCACCTTATCAGAGTGATAAGGGAATTACGATGATGAAACATGCGATTCATAGGGTACGAAGCAATCGTAAAAAAACAAGTAAGAGACATACTCATAAAAAAAGGGCATGATAGTTTATTGTATCTATATAGAAGGATGAAGCTTTCTTTTTTCATCACTGTCATTGTTACTGCCATCATTCTATATACATTATGGTGGACCCATCAGGAAAAAGAGGGATTTTTAGCGGATTACTGTGCAGCAAATACAGATTGCATCATGTGTGCGAATGCGAGTGGGTGTTCGTGGTGTCAGGGCGAGAATCGTTGTCTCTCGAGTCGTATCTTGAAGAGTACGGATCCAAAATGCAACCAATCTAATACGATTTCTGCATCATTTCGTTGTCAAGATGCATCGGAAATGGCTGATCAAGATACCTCAGAAATAAGTGTGCCAGTAGGAGCGGAAACCAATGCTAGTAATCAGGTTCTTTTTGATTTTACCTTATACAAAAATCAGATTGAGGACAAGATTCCACCACCGAATGCATTTACGACAGAGGAATTACAATATACACCTGAAACGGTGATGGCGAATACGAATCAACTTCGTACTGATGTAAAGAATTTGTATACCGATATGCCTGAGGTAATGGCAACGGCTCTTCAAAATCAGATAAAACCCATGGTAAAAGGCATTTTATCAGATAATTATCTGATACAGCAATAATGGTTTTGACAACGAACAGGATTTAAATAAAATCACACTATTCTATCATAGTTCATTATCCTTTTGTCATGTCCGCATTTGATCGTAGTCAGCGTCTTTCCAATCTTTCTCTCATGTATGTGAATGGAAAAGCGGTACCCAAGTTGGATTTTCTGGGTACCATTTCCATCCACGATTGTGAATACTTTAATGTGTTTCGTCGCTACAACAACAGCTATGACATTGTCTTGGAGGATATGTATGGCGACCTTCATTTTCATAAGGATTATACGTTGCGCCAGTCGATTCAGAGTGTGTTGTGCCTTTCTGAGGAGCAGATGAAAAATATTCATGTGTTGAATATGTTTTCGTTTAAGCATCAAACAGAGAAGGTTGTTTCTGAGTTGGTGAACATGCGTTGGTCTGAGATTCAATACCGATGGTATGGAATGTCATTGAATCTGGGTGGCATTCTCAATGAATATCATTCGCCTTCTAACGCAGTTTCTAACACAGTTTCTAACGTAGTTACTAACACGATTACTAACACAATTTCTAACGTTCCTCATGCACCAAAGAAGGAATCTCAAATCGCATATCAATTCAATGGAGTGAAACGTCAGCGTTTGTCGGATCGGTTTGCGAAGATGGAGGCAGCATCGCAGACGGAGGAAGAAGAGGAAGAGGAAGAGGAAGAGGAAGAGGAAGAAGAGGTAGAGGAAGAAGAGAGAATGGATCCGCATGATATGAGTGCGATCGATGAGGATGATGAAGAAATAGAGGAAGATGAGGAAGAGGAAGAAGAAGAGGAAGAAGAAGAAGAAGAGGAAGAAGAAGAGGAAGAAGAAGAAGAAGAGGAAGAAGAAGAGGAAGAGGAAGAAGAAGAGGAAGAGGAAACTCATTATATGTGCCTTCGTAGCGGTATGGTATACCCTAAATAAGATAAATTGTCTTATTTGATGTAGCTTAAAAGTGATTGGAATGTTTTACTCTGAAAAATGGTATGACGTAGATGGTAGATAGAAGGAAATAAGATAAAGAGAAAAAAGAGAAGAAAGAAAAGAAAAAAAAGAAGGCAGCAAAAGAGAAAAAAAGAATTGATGTATGCAATGTATTTTTCACCAGATATGCATTGTGTTACTAATTCTAATCGTAGTGTATTTGTATTGTCATATAGAAAAATACCATCCACATGTTCACATGGTATATTTAAATAATCGATGATATGTGGATCTAGTTTTTCATAAATATGTTTTACATTCTCTGTTGGTATATTTCTACCAGTTTCAAGAGCACGTAATCGTATTCGTTCTAATACGATATCGATATCATTATGAACGATACATAAATAAATAGTATAACCATGTGCTTTTAATACTTTAATCACATGTTCATACTTCCAATTAAAATCTTTTCCTGTCCCTTCTACGATTATATTAAAATGTTGTCGATATGCCTTTTCAAACAATATATCATTGATTGGTTCTATTTTCTGAAAGCATTCCTCTTTATTTTTAAAGAAAGAGGAAAAGATAATATCGGGATCAATGTCTACAAAATCGTCACTATGTAATCCTAATTTTAATATGGTATCTTTTTTAATAGTTGTTTTACCACTTCCTGGACCACCTATCGTAATAATAGCGACGTTCCCTTTTTTCTTATTTTGAAAACGTTCTGTATAATAGTTTTCTTTGTCTTCCTCTGATGGAACAATAGAACAACTCTGCATCTATCTCTAAATAATATTTTTCTTATCAAAATAAGGAGTGATTATCATATTAGGTGCGAACAAGACAATATAACATATGTGGATGAATACAATTAAAATGATTATCAAAATAATCGGATTCTGTCCAATGTTCTTTTTCTGTAATAGGACGTTCTTCAAAACTGGAAGAATAATCGTGACATGATAGTCCTGCATGATAATAGGCACCTTTAAATTGACATTCTGCATTGAACCATTGATGATCGGAATGAGGAGAACGAAAGGTACCATATAGACATGCAAGGGATGGAATAAAGTGGAAAAGAGAGCGTCGTACGATATACAGTAGATTTCCACGAATCGTAAGAAGATATTTACCGTTGCGAAGATAGTCACATAGTTCTGCGGCAATGGGAAGTGATTTTTTACTAGCTTCTTCGGATGGACGATATTTGATAATATAGATATTTTTAAGATTGGAAATCAAATCATCTGATAGTATGGTACTCATAAAATTGGAAAAGACATATGGATAGCTTGAATCCATATTTTCAGAGATTAGTTTTTTCTCAATTAACTGAAGCCGTTCGCTAATTTGTTCTTCAGAATAATGAAGCCAGTGAAAATCAATCTTCTTTGCAAAAATCGTATCGGTTCTTGCGCGTATCACATATTCATAAGAAAAGGAGTGTACTTGTTCATGATTTGACATTGCAAGATAGGCGAGTTGTAATTGCTTATATTCTACCATGGACCCACTGTGACGAAGATAATTTTTCCAACCATCTTCCAATGGCATATGTCGAAGCATGATTTCACGCTCTAATGCCCATGATGGATAGTATGCATCACTAAACCAAGTAATTGTTTTGATATGGTCTCCTAGTTCTTGCCGAAACCATTCATTCCATTCTGCTTCGGATTCGTCATTATCATTTTGAAGACATGCAAAGACATGAACATCAGGATGAATCAACACATTTTCTTTTAGATAATGAAGAGTCTTCTTCACTGTTCTCAGTGCTCCTGTAAATAGTACCGCCGTTTTCATTTACTATTTCCACGAGATTACGTTTTAAGTCCAATCGTATGTGGGCGAAGAATGAGAAAAAATCACCTTTTTTTCAGAAATCATACGAATGTGTTCGTTCATTTTTTCCAACAATTCGGAAACGGTATCATGCATAGTACATATTTCTTTAGAAATCGGATCATTTTGTGATTCAAATTGAGAAATAATAAAATAGGGATTGGTTTCATTAAAATCGTAATAAAATGATTTTAGATCTCGTATTTTATTACGTATGGTATTTTTATAGTTTTGTGAAATCGTCGGATAGGGCGTATACAATTGAATAAATACATTAAATTGCAAGATTTTTTCTCTAAATAATTTTAAAAAAGAAAGAACTCGTTCTCCCGTGATTTCCTTTTTCTTCTCTTCTTTTTTCTTTTCCTCTCTCTCTCTCTCTCTTTCCTCTAATTCACACGGCAATATAATACGAAGTTGCGATACATCCATTTTTAAACTCTTATACTTAGGTCATATACTTTTTTAGTAGATAAAATTACTTCGATGAAATTCCCTTAATGTATTTAATAACACCTTTTTTTACAACAGCAGAATCCTTTATAATGGACATTACGTTTGTCCGAATCGTATCTTTGGACAATTTATGATGCGCACCGAGAAGATCGACTAGTTCGCGAACTTCAATTTCTCCACCTGATGAACAGACTTTCATAATCGAACTCGTCCATAGACGTTCTCTCTCTTCTCCAGACTCGCGAAAGATACCATCAGGTACAATGGTGTGGATAGGCGCATCCGTATGACGAACTTTCTTTAATAAACGATCGAGACGGTCTTCGGATTCATCGAGCAAATCAGTGGTCCAACGTGATAATTCTTCCAAATGCGCCTTATGACGACGCCAATCCGTGCGACGTTTTCCCATTTCCTCCATCGCTCGTTCCAATTCTCTCAGCATTTCTACGCGTTCAAATGTCTTATTCTCTTCTTTATGATATTCCCACCAGATACGGAAGAGAGAATGCAGCATTTGAAACACACGATTTTCATCATCACCACAGAACTCTTCAAAGCGATTGATATAAATCATCATGTTCTCTCCATCAAATTCCGTTAGCAAATGACCTGAATGACTCTTCCCATACATATCAGTATAGCGACTAATCATCACACCAATGTGTGCTTGTGGATTCTCTTTCACATCTCGTAGAAATTTGTCCACTTCTGCTTTGGGTACAATTGCTGTATAGTTCTTGAGTTCCCAGAGAACGACTTGTCCTTCCACTTCCATGGAAAAATCCATTTCGTGTCCCATGCCAAGGCGAGTATCTTTGAGTTGAAATCCGCGACAGAGCCCATAATTTCGTTTGAGTTTATCACCAAATTCTTCTTCATAATCGGATCCTTTTGTCTTCACATTAGCGTTTCGTTTTCCCAGCGTGCTCGACAATTTAGTAACTTCGTCCGTTTGCTTCGTAATACTTTCTGATAGCCGATGATACGTCGCCTCCATTTTATCCAGTTGCTGCTGTTTGGCAGCAACTACTTTCTCCATGAGTTCCTCTGTTCGTTTCACCGCTTCTTGAATATCATGCGCACGAAGCTCTTCCATTTCTCTCTTTCGTACCTCAAGTACTTCATAGCGCGTTGCAAGAATATCATGTTCTTTTCGCAAGAGTCGCACTTTTTCTTCCGTGTCTCTCGCACCGATTTCCTTTTCCACACGGCGCGCCTCCTTCATTCCATTCGAATACTCCTCATGAATTCTATCTTTTTCAGCAGTAATAAGACGAATGTCCTCTTGCAACGCCGATAACTTTTCCTGATAGTTTATTTGAATATGTTGAAGATCTGCTTGATGACGTGTTTCAATGACACGAACTTCATCATTGGAACGACGAGTTTTAATGGATTGTTGCGTCATCGCACCAATCCAAAGCGCCTCCTCCACTTCTTCCGCGGTACCTGAACGATAAACATCAGGTAGCACAAAGGGTTGTGTTACCTGAAGTTGAATTGATTTTTGCATGATGATTCCTATATTAGTAACGTGGCATATCTTTATATGCGTATCCTATAAATTTGAATGAAAAGATTTCATATAAATGGTAAACAGAGTATCATGGAATCAGAAGCAGAAGGAGGATTTCTCCTAATGAGTCTTGGATTTATCATATGCGCGTTGTCGTTTAGCGTATGTGGTCCACCAAATGGAGACCGTCGCCTAGAGAACATGACGAAGACATTTACATTTGTTATTGCCATCTATGTTATCTTATCGCTTCATATTCTTCATCCTTCTGCATGGGGAAAATATACGTTACGAATCGCTCTAGGATACATTGGAGGTAGACTCATTCAAAAATTCTACTACACAAATTAATCGTTTTAGAAAAACGTATTTTTATTGCTACCTCGTCCTTCGCAATAGATATGAGGATAATCGTTCGGATTTTTATGGCTAGCATCCACTTCAATACGATCCATTATATGTGTCAGCTTCATGATGCCCACAGGAGGAATGATATAGAAAACCCCATTACAAAAAGTATTACATAGTTTATCCGAAACAAGTTGTTGTTTCTCTGGCATTTCTGCACGATAGCCTCGGATAGCACCAAAGGTAAACATAGGTGCAATCCAATAACGAATCCATGTAGAGGTAGACATGTACTATATACCATATGATATTACTTTAAGTAATACTTAAAGATACAATACAATAGTGGTATTATATGAATTATTATTGTTATATTATCACACTATTGGAATCTAGTGAACGAGTAGAAAATGTGAAAAAGCTAGAGGCAAAACTAAAAGCGAGAGGATATCATGTCGAAATCATTCCCGCCTATTATTATCAATCAGTGGATATCTATGAACTTTTGCATAGAGAAAATATTGTAAATATAAATACAAATGGTTCACTTGCACTCACACAAATAGGATGTTTTCTAAGTCATAGAGAGGCATGGAAAAGAATTCAAGCTCATCCAGATAATGCAGTACATATTATCATAGAAGATGATATGAATCTGGATGATAATATGGAATTGTATGATTTTAACAAGATTCCAGAGTATGATGCGGTTATCTTATGGAGACATCCATCCCAGTTGAATACTCCTGTTACACATGTTCAAGAAGGTTTACTACATCAATATTTTCAATGGGGAATGTGTGCCTATGCGATTACTCCATCATTTGCCAAAGAGATAGTGGAGATCAACCAAATTGATACACCTGTTGATTTATTATTGTACAGAGATATATATCCACATAAGAAGGTATATGTCACAGAACATAGTCCATTTATCAATCTGGGATATTTAGGAGTTCCAGGTGATTGCCACTATAAAAGTTGGATTTATAAATAGAATCTAAAGAATATATATTGGATATAAACCACATGATTCGACAAGAAAGTATTGATATCATAAATAATGGATATATGGAAACCTATCCTTTTCCGTATGTGGTGATTGACAATTTCCTTGAGAAGGAGCCATTGGAACAAATTGTATCAGAGGTGAGAACGATGAATTCAGAAGATGCTTATTACAAGGCAATAAATAAGCCTAATGTACTTGAATATAATAAGTACGCATTTAAATCCAATTTTCCGCCCACTATCGATCGTTTGTTCAAGGAACTAGTCTCTGAATCCTTTGTCCAATCCATTGAGAAGCTAACAGGTATTCAGCCGATTATTGCAAATGATTTGAGTTTGGCGGGAGCAGGTGTTCATCGAGTAACCAATGAGGGATATTTGGCGATTCATACCGATTTTAATACCTATACGCACCCCGAACACGGTAAGTTGGATCGTCGTATCAATATTTTGATTTATCTAAACCCTGTATGGGAGGAAGAATTCAAGGGTCATTTGTGGCTATGTAATGATAAGGAACCTATTAAGAAGATTTTGCCCATTCTGAATCGGTGTGTCATCTTTAATACCACCAGTCAGAGTTTTCATGGACATCCAGAGCGCCTTTGTCTTCCAGATGGCATTTGTCGCGAGTCCATTGCGTGTTATTATTATACCAAAAATGTAAATGACCCCCTTGATTTTGAGGGATTGCCACAACATCCTTCTGCGTGGATTTATCCCCAATTTAAATACGATTTGTAGTAGATGATACAAAACGAAATTGACCAATTTCGCCAACGATTTTTTGATAATGTGATTGAAGCAGAGCAGAAAAAGATTCAGGAGGAAAAGAAAAAACAAGCCGCCTGCTTCCATTTATTTAATAAATTGGGACAGATGAACCCTAAAGGATATCAAGAACGCACGTGTTCAAAGTGTGGTCTAACTGATGTAAAACATGTAAAAGTGTGGGAAGGGACGAAAGGTTGTATCTTATCTTAATTGCGTAATCCTAATTGCGTAAAATGGCGTGCGATTATTTATATACGGTAAGTACAATGTTTGATAGATTGTGGGAGTGGATCATGGGTATCATTACCTACCTTGCCTCTCTATTTGGTCTGAGTCGTTCTACTGCTGTTGAAGAACAGAAGGAACAGAAGGAAGACGCTCCAGAACCAGCCGAACCAGCTCCGTCAGAATAAATAGCATCCGATAGAAATCGTACAAATCATGACAATGATTTCTATGATTCTACAAAAAAACATTTGCATGTTTATTGTTTTTTTATTCGCACAATGCAAATAATTTTTCTAGCATTTTTCTCTTTTCGTCCGCCTTCGCATTGACCATCGCATCAATGTTAATGGTATTCTTTTGTTCTGCCTCTAAGTGCAAATGATACACTTTGACGACTTTGGTTTGACCCATTCGCACCGCGCGTGCAATGGCTTGGTCCATCAACGCGGAGGTCCACCAAGGGCTGACGAAGAGAACGCGGTCATATTCTTGGAGATTGAGTCCCACGCCGCCCGCCTGTAACTGAATCAGCAACACTGTCGTTTCCGTTGTCGCCTTTGACGTTTCCAACACCACTCGGCGTTCCTCCTGATTCATCTGCCCATTATACATCAGAATGTTCTCATCTTTCACAAGCTTCTCTTGCAGCAAGTAGTCGCGAATCATTGACATCTCATCATTGAATTGGCAGAAGATGATGTATTTATGGAGTTCGACCGTATCACTGGTAAGAATCGTTTTAACGGCTTCGAGCTTCGTGCTGGGTCCAATCCAATCAGGACGCGCATAATAAGGACTTTCGCGCCGTTTGGAGTTGATGTAGACTTGGGGATGGACAGAGATTTGACGGAGGCGAAGGAGAAGGAGAATGGTTTGAGAGGGGTCGATGCGATCGCTCGCATATTTTAGAGTAGGCACTGTGCTCTGAACACCATGATAGAACTCCTCCTCGGCTTTGGTGGTGAAAGGGAGCATGAGGTGATGGATTTCAGGAAGAGGCGGTGCTCCTTGAATAACGGAACGAAGAGAATCAAGAGAGCGATGAATGAGAATCTGGGGAAGAATGGTATTGTATCGTTTCTCCCACGAATACATAGCGGAAGTGGGGACACCGAGAAACGCAAGCAAGCTCACCACATCTTTCAGAGAGTTGACTAAGGGCGTTCCTGTGATGACCCAGCGAAGAGGAGCTTTCAGTTTGCGTGCAAAGTAGGCGATGGTGCCATCACCATTGCGAATCTTGTGTGCCTCGTCCAATACCACACGATCCCATGGTTCACGAAAGAGCGATGTGGTCGTGTACAGCTTCTCATAATTGCTGATGTACACGGCGGGACGTTTCTTCACAAAACACATGGGAATAGGGCTGGACTTATTCTGCAGCGTCCACATATCCTTCTTTTTCTTGTCCACTTCAAACACCGCCATTCCTGCACGCTTACAGATGGTAGACCAGGTGTCAATCATGGAGAGGGGTGCAATCAGAAGCGTTTTCTTGACCACGTGATTCACCATGACCGCCGTCATCTGAATCGTCTTACCAAGACCCATGTCGTCGCATTGAAATCCACCCTTCACAAGAGTCGTTCCCTCTTTGTTTCTCAAGGACACTTCTGTGCCGACGAGCTCTTTCTTAAGCATCCAGTCAATTCCCGAGAGCTGATGAGGAAAATAGGTAAATCCATTCCAGAGAGGCTTTGGCATGTGCTGCAACGTGCTGCAACGTATATGTTTCAATAAAAATAAGGCAGATGCCCATTTCAATTTTTATTTGTAGGAGAGGATGAATTTAGAGAAGTGCGTGAGTACTCATTTCGAGGCGAAGCATATTGAGGATATGCGGAGAATCGGCAAATTGTTGCCTTTGAATAGAGAGATAATGATTCATGATTTCTGGAGAAAAGAGGAGAGGAGAGGAGAGATGATGGTCAATCGTGGTAAGAAAGAGAGTATTCGTACGTTGTTCGACAGGAATCTGGCAATGAAAGTCGGTATGGAGTGAAATGATACCTACGTTCAGTGTTTGAATGTGGTGATGAATTCGTGCCATGAAAGCACTATATTCAGGATTCATCATGGGATGAATGTCAATATTGTTATCTTCTACCATGTGATAATGTAGAGGGGACCATGCGTGAAAGGTATGAATACCATCTATTGCAGTATGACAGAGGACAAGAGGAATATAAGGGGCGTTCATTGATTTCTAATGATTCTATTCGCCATCCATTTCATCAAATTTTACGGTTGTACATGGAAATAGCCTTGTGCCGCATCCATGATGAGTTGAAGAGCATATTCAATGGAATCTAATTGATCCGATTGACTGTCAAGCATAGCAATCAATTCGAGATTGTTTTGAATGATAGCAGTTTCTGCCATCGCATTCTCCATTTGAAGCCGTTCCAATTCGGACTGTTGTTGTTCTAAAGGAGAGAAGACATCACCTGGACGTCCTTCTTCCCATTCGGCAATGGAATAGCAGCGCAAGGTGAAGAGCGATTTCTGTGAAGAAGAAATGGTGACGGAATACTCAGGGCACAACTCATAGATGGAAAAGTCGCTGAATAGAAGGGTGTCACGCGCTCGACTGGTAATCGTCTGATTATTAGGAGTATCATAGACTTCACCTACCATTGGTAGGTCCGAATGACGAGTACCCATGTAATCAAATAATGTTTTGCGGTGGAAGGCTTGAAAGGTATCGCCAGCCTTCACGATGATGTGCCAGGAAGACTTGAGGAATTCGCATACATTCACATCGTCGTAGGCAAAGAGGTCAAACGCTGTCATGTTAAGAAGAGGACAGGATTCATTCTGAAGAGCAAGACGATCGTCCATTCGATGAAGGGCAAGACACTGAGGTTCGCACAGTGTAAAACCACGGTCGATGTATTTCTGGATGCGCTTCTCCAATTTCTTGGAGCGATTGTCCGCTGCCTCCTGCTCTTGAAGATAGGGGCTGGAAATGTACATGTTGCGTTGTTTCGTCAGGTCAGGATGGAGAGTTTCAAACGTATTGTTCTCTGCATTCCACCATGACACACAAACGCTCACATCAAAGGAGGTACAAATGTATTCTATCAGGGGCTGAACACGAATGACAATGATTTGTATTTTCTTCTGACGGTTGTTGATGAAAGACAACACCTTGATAATGTGATTGGTCGTGAAATTCTGAAAATCGTACTGTCCGTTATTATTTTCCTCGTTTTCAAAGACATTCTGAAAATAGTATCCGAATTCGAACAGAAAGTGACGGAAGAGTGTTTCCATCATGGTTCCACTCACATCGTACTCTTGTACCCAAATATCCATATCGCCTGGTTCGTATCCTGGATCGATTCCATTCTCTTTCAGATACAGCGCCAATGCTGCACTACCTGCGAGTAGTGAAGGAGTCTTCTGAAGAAGATGTTGGAAGCGTGGAAAATCAATCTCGTAATCAGCAAGAAACGATTCCATGGTTAACTTCTATCTAGAGATTCGTTTGTTCAATTTTTATCAAATAAAAAAGAACAGCGTACTGTCCTTTTTATTTTTATTTTTATTTTTATTTGTATGATTTTCTAATTTTATGATTGTGATTTCTTGGAGATGGAATTATTTCTTAACGGAATTACTTCTTAACGAAGGGAAGAACGGCAACTTCTCCCAGAACAAGGGAGGCGCCAGCAGAAGTGGGATGTCCTTTGAAGACGGAATCGCCTTCGGTAAGGTTGAAACCGTGGCTGCGTGCGGAGTAGGTGTAGACGGTCTTCTCCACTGCCATGTCGCCTTTCTCCAGGAAAGTCTTTCTGCGGTAATTGATGAACACATCCGCACGCGGATAGTAGGTGAAGACCTGGTGAGCCGCCTCCGTGCTGTCAAAGCTCATGTCGGTATTGTCGATGACAAAGGTCGTGACGGACGCCCATGACGCAGGCAGATTCCAAAGCGCTTGAAGTTCGGGCGTCATCTTCGTAATCGCACCCTTGCCGAGAATGGGGTAGAGTGCGCCGTCTTTCTTGCGGAGAATCTCGCGTCCTTCAGCAATCGTCGCCGCAACACCCTCGGGAGTACTCATCTTCTCGATGAACTCACGCGTCATCGCAAACGCCTCATCGAACTTGCGTTGAACGGGTTTGTGAGCGATGATGTTGAGCACTTCGCGAATGCTGCGATCCTCATCGGTAGGATGGTCCCAGCGGTCCACGCGGTCAATGTGGTGAAGCCAGGCGGGCACCTCCACATTCGGATAGAAGTGGTGCCACGTCTGGAGAGCGGCGCAGCTTTCCACGTGAATGGGGCAGGCATGAGCAGGCCAATGCTCCATCGCAGACGCATGATGGTCAATGCAGTTCACGGAAAGAGCGCCAATGGCAAGCCACATGTCACGGGTTTCCTGCGGCATAGAAACATCCAGCAGAAGTACATGGGTGTTTCGCATGACTTGCTCAGCCGCCGCCCAGGTGCTAGGCTGACCGGGCGCAACGGGGTACTGGCGAACCGTACCGTGTTGAACGAGGAAGGTGTGGGCGATGAAGGTGGACATCCAACCGTCAATGCAGTTGCCGTGGAAGAGAATGACGTACTTGGAACGAAACGATGACATGGTTTGCGGAAATCGTGGATGCCTTTCTCTTCCCCATTTTTTCATTTCAATTTTTATATTGGTAGAAATGTGCAAATAAAAATAATAGGCAGGGTGCCAGTTATTTTTATAGTTTATGGAGTGGATGGAATTTGTTCTTTTTCTTTTTCTTGCTCTTGCTGTTCTTGTTGCTCTTGCTGCGCATCATATTGTTGTTCACGACGCTGTTGATCCTCTTGTTCTAGCTGACGAAGATGGTCTTGTCGCTGCTTTTCACGGAGTTGAATGAGAATCGCCACATTGAAGGGACGCATATACTTGTACCAGGAATCGGTGGGACGGTCAAACATGGTGGGCAATTCTTTCTACACTTGAATATGATTTCAAATTTATAGGATATAGGCGACGGCGAGGGACATGCGTTCCAGGATGCTGACGGGGTGATAGAAGTGCTGTTTGGCGGCTTGTTCGTACCGTTCCATGATGCGAATCTCGTCCACTTGCTGCTTGAGGAAATAGGAGATGCTTTTGAACATGCGAATTCGTCGCTGAGGGTTTACATCCATCATCAGGATAGGATTCTCTTCTTCCCATGTCTTGTATTCGTCGTACACAGCGGGCTGATAGACAAGGTTGTTCGCTTCGCACAGACGAACAAGACGCTCGCGCAACGTAGCATCATAGACCTTGCCTGCAGCAATGTTCTTGTTCTCGGTTTCGGTAGCGACACCTTGAAGGTAAGTCTTCCACTCAGCAGACCACGACATTGCAAGTTGATTTTCTTATTGTCGGGTTTGATTTCAATTTTTTAAATAAAAAAGAGGCAGCGCTCTTTTTTAGCCATTTTTATTGATTTCTGATTTTTTGATTTTTATATTTTTGATGCAATTTTTGTTATTGTTTATCAATGCGCACGTTGCAGAAGGGACATAGGGTGTGCTGACGAAGGCATCTTTTGCAGATGGCTTGATTGCAGTTCCGATGAATATGATAGGCATCATTCGAGCAAACGATGCAAGCGGGAAAGGACGTGCCTTTGCGAAAGGCGTGTTGAATGTCTTCGCAGCTTTTGCAGACGTCGGCATAGATGCCAGGAGGCACGTTCAACAGGGATATCTCGCAGACTCGGCAGTAGTCCATGAAGGAAGTGACACGTCGGCATTTGCTGGGAGGAGCAAGAGGCGAAACAGCGGGGGTTGCATTCGATGCAGCAGATGAAGCCGAGCCAGATTGCGCAATCGATAAGAGAATGGATGCAGCGGACTCAGCGGCAGTAGCAGACGCACTAGCAGACGCAGTGGCAGCAGCAGTTGCTGGAAAGGTAAATGACGTGCGTCTTTGTTGCGGGGGCGGGGTGCCTAACAGCGGGATGAGCCGTGGATTAGCTCTCGCTCTAGCACCAGAAGCAGCAGTAGCAGCAGTAGCAGCGCTAGCATCATCGTATTCAGTAGGCGACGGAATTTGAATCGGCGGGATATTCAAATTCTCAGGCGGGGATAATGTCACAGATGCAAACATGGATGTCGTGGCAACATTTATAACGAACTTTAGGTCTTCAATTTTTATCATAAAAATAGAAAATCATTTTAATAGTACGAATGTTTTCCATTGATATCCACCTGTAACGTAATGTTCTCACCATAAGGATGAGAACGAATGGCGCTAAGAAGAGAACGTTGTAGTTCAGGGGTGAGGTACTGTTGTTTCTCTTTCTGGTAGATGTGAACGTAGCTCAATGTATCATAATGAGGGATGCAATAGGTCAAGACATTGATGATGGTAGCAAAGAGTGGATGGCTGGCATTGATGTTAATCTGATGAGTAGAATCGGGATGCTCGGTATTCAGATGGGAAATCCAGGAAGAGATGGCAGAAATGTCATCGGAAGCAATATCTAAGGTAAGATGGACCGTATTATTTTCGTAATGAACAGGTATTTCCATGTAGCAGAGAAAGGATAAGAAAAAGAGTCGCCTCTTTCTCGTTTTTTATTTCTGTTTTCTGCTTTTCTGCTTTTTCTATTTTCAATTTTCTGTTTTCTGTTTTCTGTTTTCTGTTTATCGTTCTTCCTTGGCGAACTCAATAGAGATGAGTTTGAATCCAATGTACAGACGTCCGAATTCGGCATCATATGCACTTTGAGCATCCATGACATGGAAGAACTTGATAAGGGCGAAGCCTTTGATCGTGTCATATAAGCGACTGGAACGGTCCATGTTGCGAGGGATGTAGATGTCGCGAATCGGTCCGTATTTCTCAAAGAGGTAGCGAAGATCGGTCACTGAGGTGTCACGGGGGATGTTATGGATGATGAGAGTTTTGATCATGGAGATGGGCTTGGAGCTCTTGAAAAGGTCTACAACCTTGTAAGGAATTTTTTCTTGCTCTTCCTCTTGCGTAACATGCATCATTGCAGCAACGTATTGTTTGTGCTTGTCGGTCATCATCACGTTGGCAAGCGCATCCATTTCGCGGATGTAGTCGGAGCCCATCAATGCACTTTCCATGAAGGGGCGCAAATCGTCGGCAATGGAAGGGGTAAATGGACGGGAAGACATGGAAGAAAGGAACAAATGGATCAAATGGAGAACACGGTACGTCTTTCTCATCATACAAATTTACTTTCAATTTTTATGGCTAAGTAGCGAAATGATCCAATAGACTCACTTACAGTTAAAAAATGTAAAAAATAGCAAATAAAAAATCGGGTTTCCCCTTATTTTTTATCTTTTCTAATTTTTCGTCGTTTTTTGCTTTTCTAATTTTTCGTCGTTTTGCTATTTTCTAATGTTTCGTCGTTTTGCTATTTTCTAATTTTTCGTCGTTTTCTGCTTTCTCCTTTTACTCGGCGTTCTCCTCCTCGTACGGGTCCGCCACGGAATTATCGATGAAGTCGCCCTCGGTGCGGTAGACACCGCACCACACGCCCATCTCGCCACTCTCCGTGTCCAGCCACACTTCGCCCTCGTAGTTGCGAAGGTACTTCGTTCCCTTGAAGGTCCACATGTGCGCGTTTCCGTCGTTGGGGCAGGACCAGGCGGGCGCCTCGAGCTTCTTGGCAACGGGCTTCGCCGCCGCAGCAGCGGCAGGCGCCTTCGCCTTCACGACCACCACGACTTTCGGCTTGACCGCTGCCGCAGGCACAGCAGGCATCGCCTTCGCCGCCGCAGCAGCCGCCTTCGCCGCCTCCTTCTCCGCCTTCTTGCGCTGCTTCTCCGCTTCCTTTTCCGCCTCCTTCTCTTCCTTCTTCTTCGCGGCGGCGGC